ATTTTATATTTTTTAAGTTTTGATTTAATATTGAATTTAAAAGCGTTTCAGCGTCTAATCCGTATTTATCTATTAAGACATCAGGAAGTTTCTTAAATGCTTTCTCAAATGGCTTAGTAAAGAATAAGCTTGGTTTAATTCCGTATTTTTGTATATGCGCAGCCAAAGCAAATTTAATTCCTGACCGTGACGCAAATTGCCCTCCTTGCTTTCTTGGTGCTAACCCTTTACGAACTACCCATTTATCAAAGTGTCTCGGGCTTGGTCGGTTTGTTATTCCTGATTTATATGAATAATCGGTATTGTATCTTTTATGAGTACCTGAAACCCCTTTGTCCTGAAAGTTTCCGTATTCCTCCATTTCAAAGTAAACACCTATGGAATTAGGAAACTCTTTTACTTCACCTTTTATTGATTGAGATAATTTACCAGACGTGTCTTTATTCAGTCGCTTTAATTCGGCTTTTGCTTCCTTAACAACCTCATCTCTGAATTTCTCTAAAGCCTTTAGAACTTCACTCATTAGCAAATTGTCATTGAGTTAGGAACTAAAATATCTAAAGTCATCGTCCAACCTGCTAAATAGTTTTCAAACCTTTCTGCAAATGGCTCTACTGTTGCGTTGCCGTCAACCATAAAATTATCGCTGAATAAATCTCCACGTCTTAGACTTTCGTAAAGTCTATTTTGAACAGCAAACATTGTATTTAAAACGTCTTGTTCGTTATTGTCTCCGATAAATATATTCGTGTTTTCGTTCTTTGAAATGTCAACAATATCCATACATAAAATAGATACATTAAAACGAATGATATTATTTTCAATTGAACTTGAATTAACTATCAAATGAGCCAACGGAAAAATAGTTTGCTTAGATAAATCAACCGCAAATATGTCACCTTCAGTAACCGTGTTTATAAACGCGTCGTTATCGAAATGTCCTTTTAAAGTGTCAAGTAAATTATAATAGTTACCCATGTCTCATTTTTCTTTTTAATTCGTTATTCTCTATTTCAGTTCTTTGTCTTTCGTAAGTAAGGTAGGTAAGGCACTTCCGTATTCCCAATTTGGTAACTTCATCAAACTTTGTAACATCTCCTTTAGCGAGTGCATAGATTGAATTATACCACCCCCATTGCTTGTTGAACTGAGCCCGTTCTGAATAGTCGTTTGTAGCTCCTTGTTCTTCATCATCTCCTGCTCCAAAGAGATAAGCGTAGCTTGAACTAAGTCGTTTCCTAAACGATAAAAAAAAACCGAAGCAGCCATTGCAATATCTAACGGAGCGTATTTCATTATTTCGGCAAATTCATCCGTTCCTGAATAACCCATTATTTCGTGAGTGTCTTTCGTCTTTTTGGTTATCGGTCTGTATAAAACTGCCATTGCTTTGTGGAATGTTTCAACCTTGCCTATATTGTGGTCTAAGTCAACATACTCACCGAAGCTCATATCTTCTAAGTTAGGAATGAAACCGAACTCCATACCTTGTATTTTAAACGTTGTTTTGAACTCCGTCTTTTGCTGGAACAATTCGTTAAAATGATTCGCTAACCCAACAACATCACTCCATTTAATCTTTAATACGTCACGCATATTTAAACCGCAGAAAATTTCAATAGACTTTTGTGCTATTAGTTCTTCATCGTTTGAACCCTCAACCAGTTTTATAAACTTTTGATAGTTCATTAATGGAATTTCACTTAAACTTGTAGGAATTACTATTTCCGTTGTCATAATTATTTAACTTTAAATTTGGTAATTGTAGTAAGCTAAGGCAATATCGAAAGCCTGACCTAACATTTTTGTGTGCATCCGTATTTTCATAGGGTCATCAAACACTATTTTAACCCTTATACCTTTCTTTTCTTGGATATATTTCTCAACTATGCGCACCATTAACGGTAGGTCATCTGTCATTTGTGTAAATTAATGAATAAAATACTGACCATAATGAGGATTAACTCCTAAAACTTCCATTTCGTGATAACGTGCTGCGTCAATGCTGTGGTTATTAAAGTCAATAGGCTTATTTAATCTTGCGCCTGTTTTATCAGTATCCCAAACGTAGCTACGAAGTTCTTTAATTAGGTTGGTGCTGTTTGACGTTACTAAATATTCTTGGCTTTGCATTATTTGAATACCAAAGTTTATTGAGTCTTTACCCTTTGTTACGCCTTTAATCGTCTTTCCGTATCTTCTAATTTCTTCTATTGACTTAGGTTCGGAGCTATCCGCATAAATTGGTACGTTGTCAGGTAGTATTTTAGCAATGTCGCTGTTTATCATTCCTGTTCTATAAACAAGTTCATTAAGTATTCTTTGACCATTCCATGTATAAACTTCAACTGCTGCTGTTGGATCGTTTGTGTATCCAAAGTCCAAACCAATTCCTATCAATCTCGCATCACTTGGAATACTATCAATTTGTTTCCAGTTGCTGAATATAACGCCTTCTAACATTCCTATTTCACCTAAACCATATACACGCCACCAATTACTCCAATAAGTGCTTGTAGCTGCTTTTAAACGGTTCTTTTCTATTTGTTCAACTATGCTATTGTCTAAGGCTTCGTTATCCTTGTAAGTAAGAATTATAAAGTCTGCGTCGGGTTCGTCTTTTAGTTCAGTATGTACCCAAAACTCATTCGCTGGGTTGAAGTCTAAAAATACTTCTTTTTTAGTCCGTATAGAAAGTTCATTATAAGATTCAAAGGTAACATTATTGCATTCGTTAATATAAAGAATATCACGCCGAGCACCACGTAACTTAGAGCTATCGTCCGCACTAAAAAATTCAAAAACACTCCCATTTTTAAAATTGTAGGTTAATAAAGATTTGTTGAACTGATCATCGTTAAAGCGATTAGTCCATTTAAGTATTTTAAGAAAATCTTTTAACGCACCCCTACGAAGATGAGGTATTGATTCAGCAACTACGCTTATTTCAAGTCCTGCTATTCTTGTTGCTTTATCTATGAGTACGGCTAAAATAGAATACGTTTTCGAAGCCGACGAACCACCCTGAATTATTTTAGTTCGTCTTTTTAAAGCCAGTACCTTATTTGTTGCTGTCGTTCTCTGAAACATCAGGAAATAATGGTTGTTCTAAAATGGTTTGTTCTATTTGTTGTAATGGAGCACCGTAACCACTATCCATTAATGCTTTGTAAGCAGCAACATCGCCTTCACGTGCTTTTTTAATTAAAGCCAAAGTCATTAAGTCCTCTTGACTCATTGTTTCCTCTTGGTTAGTTAAAGGGTTTTTTAGCTTTTGATTAACTTCTAACCAATACTTTGCTATTGTGCTTCTGTTCTTTGCTCCTTTAGGTCTGCCGTTAGGGTTTCCGGTTTCTCCTTTTTGCCACGCAGGCTTTAAATTATCTTCTTTTGCCATAATCGGTGTTATATCGGTGTTTATTTTAATTCAACTCCGTTCTTCTTAATAACTAAATTCGGGTCAAGTTTTTTCATTCTATCAATGATAACTTGGCAATACTTCGGGTCGTATTCAATAATTCTTGCCTTACGCTTTATTTGTTCACAAGCCACCATAGTTGTTCCACTACCTCCAAAAGCATCTATTACAATATCTCCTATTTTAGAAGAGTTTTCTATTTGATAAGAAAATAAACCTATTGGCTTCATTGTCGGATGTTCTCCATTTCTACTTGGTTTATCCCATTCAATAACTGTCGTTTGTTTTCTATCTGAATACCATTTGTGGCTATCTCCTTTTAACCAACCATATAAGCAAGGTTCGTGTTTCCATTGGTAATCTTGTCTACCCATTACCATTGAACTCTTAACCCATATTAATTGTTGCTTTAATAACCATCCTGAATCAACAAATGCTTTAGCAAAGTTTATTATTTCTGAAGAAGCATGCCAAACATAAATTGCTCCCCCTTTTTTTACTGCTGTCGAAAGTGCTGTATAAAAATCGTAAAGGAATTTATAAAAGTCATCATTACTCATTGAGTCATTTTCAATAGTTAACTTTTCTTTTGTTCCACCTTCATAAGCAACATTATAAGGTGGATCGGTTACAACCATATCAGCTAACTCTCCTTGCATTAACTTTTCAAATGTATCGGTTTGAGTACTATCTCCACAAAGTAAACGATGTTCACCTATTTCGAATAAATCGCCTAAAACAATATCCGTTTCAATACCACCTTCAGGAACATCAAAGTCATCTTCTTCAGCTTCAAGTTCTTCTTGAACGCTTAAATCAACTGGCAAATCTAAACCCCAATCGTCTAACTTTTCAACATCCCATTCATTTGCTAAACTATCCCAGTCCCATTCACCAAAACCTACGTTATCTTTTATTAAAAATTCGTTTTTTTGTTCTTCAGTCCATTCATCTGCTACTATAATAGGTATTTCTTTTAATCCTATCTCTTTACAGGCTTTTAAGCGCATATTTCCACCTAAGACAACATATTTATTATCCACGTCAGTAAAAACCACTAAGGGACGTTTATTTAGCATATCTGGAAATTCTTGGATAGACTTAACTAACTTTTGAAATTTTCCGTCTTTTATTATTCTTGGGTTCTTTGGGTTTGGTTTAACCTCGCTTATTTTAACTAACTTCATTTAATTAGGGTTATAATAGTAATCTCTAAATTCGTCTTTTGATACCGCGTGTATTTCCATAAAGTTTATTTTCGTGTCTATGAATACGCAGTAATTTATTTCTGTTATTTGCATTATTAATCTTAAAGCGTTCCAGTCTGATTTATGCTTTGTTGGGTGCATAAATACTATGTAATAGTCGCTTTTAAGGGTTATGTTTTTCACTTTTATCCGTGTTTTTGGATAGGGTTTCTTCATAACTTGTA